ACCCCGTACTAGGACACTTTGTCAGGCGTACACCGTACTACTCAAGTACTCAAATGTTGTAGGATATTTCAAGACCTGTTCATTTCGTGACTTGTCGCCACTCAACCAATTATTTTTAATTTGACTATAGTAACTCACATCTAAAGATTTATGTCCCTTAGATGCATTACCCAATGATTGTATGAACCCAGAAGACAAGGGACTATAATCATTTCCAACCAGGATAAATGGATTACCTCCATTTGATGCTTTATCAGAATAATTCCTATCTCCAATGGTTGAATCCAAACACCTCTGACAGTTACCAGCAGACCAGTCATACTCAATCTCATTGGTCACATGATACCAGTATTCAGTATCAGATTTCTGAGCGGCAGCATAATGCATATCAATGAAAGTCTTTTGTCCATCCAATTCAACAGAGACTGCATGATTAAACAGTTCCCTATCAAAAGCATTGATTCTATGATTAGAAGAAAAGACCTCAAGAAGTCTAAAAATGTTTTCAATAATAGATGCAAGACCAGTTGCTTCTAATGGTTCAATGAAACCATATGCAAGTCCAACAGAAGCAACATTCTTGACCCATCCCTTCTCTCTCCTTCCAGTTTTGAAGTTCACTACATTTGTAGGAACATCACCATACCTATCAATAAACTCCGCTTGAATTTCTTCTTCACTGGAGAACTTCAAACTATGAACATACCCAACAGATAGACCATCCCAAAGAGGAATCTCCCAGCACCATCCATTATTCATGGTGACATTATTTGTATAATGTTTGAGTTGTTCTTCCTTATTCTCATAAGGAATCTTTGCTGTGAGTACCCTGTTATTAATAAGGGTATCTGAATATGGAATGAAAGGAACTTTCATCTCATCTCCAATCAGCAATGACTTAAATCCAGTACAGTCAACGAAAAGATCTGCATAGTGATCTCCAGTCTGATCACAAGTAATTCTCTCAATACCTTTGGAGTTATGGTGAGAATGGAGATAAGTATCATCGACGAACTCAACTCCATTCTTAAGTCCAACGTCATACAAGATTTTGGACAATAGATGAGTATCAAAATGATAAGCGGTCAATCTTTTAAATTGCCAACCCGTATCTGTCAGTCTATTAAGTTCCGCAAACCTAGAATGATCACTAACAAATCTAGCAAACTGATCTTTCTTTACTTCATCAGGAAAGAGTTCCATCATCACAAAAAAATCTGTGAGATCGTTTCCACTCAAATCACCAAAGGGATAATAGAAGCTTTCACCAGGATCACACCAAGATTCAAATCTAACATTAGACTTATAAGTCGCATTACATTTTGACATCCAATCTTTATCTTCGAGATTAAGGAACTGAAAGATGTCGTTAATTGCTAACTGGGTTGACTCACCAACACCAATGATTCCGATCTTAGAAGAGTAAATACACTTAACTTCAATATCCAAGTTAGAATTTTTTACGTGCTGAGAAAGAACCGCTGCGGTCATAAAACCAGCGGTTCCTCCACCAAGAACACAAATTTTAGATATACTCATACCACTTTACTAAATCCATTTACTTTCTCAAAGGAAATAATATTCTCAAACTTATCAGTTAGTTCCTGAGTGTTATGAGAAATCAAGAAGATATTTGCTCCTTTGATTGCATATCTAATTATCTTAGTAAACTCATCCGTTCCTGTACCATCAAGAGAACTATCAAAAATCTCGTCAAGGATTAACAGATTTGTTGATGCTGAGTTCTTCATCTTAGAAATATCTCTCCAAGTGAATAGAAGAGCAAGGTCAATCCTCATCTTCTCTCCTTCAGAGAAAGACTCATAACTAAAGTTCTCGTGAATAGGAGACTTAACATGTTCTTTAAACTCTTCGTCAAGAGTAAAGTTGATATAGAAATCCATCATCTGTAGATATTTGTTGATGTATTGATTCATCACAGGCAAATATCTTTTAATGATCTTCGACTTCACACCACTATCCTTCATCAAGGAATGTGCAAAATTAAGGTAGGAAATATTCTCAGTATTGGTAGACTTCTGTTTCTCTAAACCTTTAAGGTCACTCTCTAACTTCTTAAGTGTGCTTCTCTCAGCATTTCTGTTTTCAATCTGCGAGGTAATTTCTTGAATTTCAGTTTCCAGGTCTCTGGATTGTCTTTGGTATTCAGTAATCTTTGTATTGTTTGTTGAAATGTCATAATTGAGTGACGTTATCTGCTTAGAGAGCTGCAGAAACTTTGTCTCTTTTTCCTGTTCTTCAGTTATAGAAACCTTAAGTTCTTTGTATGCCGAATTTATTTCTTTTACTTTGGACTCAATCTCTCTAATTCTATTTACACGAAACTCCTCTTCGATTGCCTGATCACAGGTAGGGCAAACCGTATTATCATTAAAAAATTTATGTTCGTTCGTGATAGTTTGTATCTTTTGTTCCAGTTTTGCCTTGATAGAATTCATCTTCTTCAATGAGTCAGAAGAGGAACCGAAAGATTCGAGTTGTGGTTGATACTCTTCCACAATCTTTTTAGAAAGTTCACTATTTTTACTCACGAGTTCGTCAGCAAGATCCAATAGTTCGGAAACTTTTGATTCTTTCGCTGCAATATTCGCCTTACCTTTCTTATCGAGATTGTCAATGAACTGTTTTTGCATGACAATTTTTTCTTCCACCATGTCCCTCTTGATGGAAAGTTCTCTGATAATTTCATTGGCGCTTCTAATTCTCTCTTTGAGGAGAGATCCCATACCAGAGAAGATACGAATATCCAGAAGATCCTCAACAATGTCCCTACGATTAGCAGCAGACAATTGCATAAAGGGAACGAATGTTGCAGACCCCAGGATGACCGTCTGAGTAAAAGACTTATAGTTTAGTTTAAGAATGTTCTCTTCGAGTGACTTCTGTTGATCAGTTGTTGCAGAGGACTGATCTTGAAGTTTGCCGTCGATATGAATTTCAAACCTATTGGGTTTGATTCCACGAACTACTTTGTATTGTTTGTTAGAAATATCAAATTCAATCTCAACCAGACAGTCTTTCTCATTAACACTGTTTACAAGTTGAGTCTTACTAATTTTTCTAAATGGTTTGTTATAAAGAACAAACGTAAGAGCATCTAGAATGGTTGACTTTCCAGCACCATTAGTTCCAACGATCAGATTGGTATTCGATTTTGTAATATCAATTTCAGTGAATACATTTCCAGTAGAAAGGAAATTACGCCATCTAATCTTCTTGAATATAATCATATGGTGGGAACACTATATCGTCAGTAGATATAATCACATACTTGTAATTATACCTGTTACAGGCCTCAATTGCAACCTCATCGTCAATTTCAACGACATTTAAGTTTAAGTAATCATCTGCCTCTAGAAGACCTGCATATCTAGAAGCATCATCTTCGTCCTCAAATAAGTATAGTGCCTTATCTCCATCATCATCTTCTAATGCGTAAGCTCCTTCACTTTCGCCTTCTTTTCCGTCTAGAGATAAGATATACATACTTACTCCATTTCGCACGCTTCCTGATAAACTTCTCGAAGAAGTTGTTTTACTCTATCCTTCTCCAACTCGAAGTCAGAGTCTTCGATGTATTTATCCAAAAGTGTTAATGTATCTTCAATTTTCTCTCCAGTGAAGTCAACCTCAGAGTCATTAACTTCGAGATTCTCAACAATCTTCAGTTCAGCAACATTTGACAGAAGAAGTTTTTCTACGAACTTATCATACTTAAGTTGATCAGACTTCTTACGGACAATCAGTTTAACAATCTTGCCTTCGTAAAGATGTGCCTTGAACAACTGATGTGGAGTATCCTCATAGTAGATCTTATCGAACATCGTATAAGGATTCTCAACGAACTCTAGTTCATAAGTTTCCGTATCAAAGATACTGAATCCCCTCTTATCATTACAGTCATTCCAATACAACTGATAGGGATTGCCTAGGTAATAAATCTGACCATCATTACTACGAGTATGATAGTGCCCAGAGAATACTAGATTGAACTTATCAAAGAAGGACTTATCAATACCACCAGGTTGTGTGTAACCAGGATACAATGCAAATCCATGAATCTCAAGATGACCAAAAGCAATCTTGGACTTTGACTTTTTAATTTTGGTTTCTGTTTCTTCTTGATTGTCTGAACAGATCCAAGGGATCATAAATGCTTTGAATCCATCGATGTCGTGATCACCAGGACTAGAAATAGGAACAATATTGTCGTAGTAATCAAGAAGACAATCGATAGAATTTACTTCATTGGTATTCTTATAGTAAGCATCATGGTTACCAACCAGTTGCCAGACCTTTACATCTAGATCCCTAAACCGATCGTAAACATGTTTCTTTGCCCAATCGAGAGACCAGTAATCAATACTCTTGCGATTATCAAACGCATCTCCCATATGAACGCAGTGCTTGATTCCCCTCTCCTCTAGAGTAGGAAAGAAAACATTGTCGTAGAATTGTTGAAAGTAATCATGAAAAAACTTACTCCCACGGCGTCCACCATAGTGAGTATCAGTGATAATCGCAATCTTCATTATTGATTCATTTTAGACTGGACTGCATCTTTGATGCCATTATATTCGAATGCATTACCGTAGTCATCATCTACAGTGAAAACTTCATCGTAACCAGACTTCTCAATGATCTTGGTTCTGATTTCCATTTGCTTTTTCTCCTTCTGAATACGACGGAGGAAAGCATAGTGAATAATTTGCGTAAAGTAAGCAAATGGATTCGTGGATTTCTCTGGATTGAAGTTGTGAATATATTGTACGCAGTTCTCAATGCCATCACAGATCATGTCCTCTCTGAACATGTAGTTGACAAAGTTTGGTTTGTAAGACAAGTGTGTAGCAATCTTCAGGAAACATTCACCAAGGTAGTTTGTAATCCTTGGTTTTGGTTCACCTGCTGCTTCTGCTGCCTCTACATCTTTTTTGTACTGAACAATTGCATACAAAAATTCTTTATTGTTTACATAGTGTTCAGATCTCTTTCTAGTCTTTCCTGGTGGCATACCATAAGTCCTCGTTATTGTTCCTGTTGGTTACAATACTAACACATAAACAATTTAATTGCAACTTGACACGGCTGTCCAAAGCTCATATAATAACTCTGTCAGAGTTCAAAACAATTACTCTTTAGCTTTGCTTCTATAGATCTTTTCTAAGTAAGCTCTTGCTTCTTTAACAGAAGTTTTGTATCCCATTCTTTCGGACACCTTTCCCTTTTCTGAGGAGGTGCTATTTTTTTGTCTAACAAACTTCATGTAAGAATCAACAACTTCAGACTCTTCCGTTGCTTCTACTACAGTGATGACTTTATCCATAGGAACAATGACGATGCCTTCTTTAGAAAGACATCTGATCCAAGGAATCATTCTCAATCCTTCTACTGAACCAAGAGCAACGGTTTCAATTTCAACAGGATCACTTAGAACCAAAACAGTTCTACCATTTTCTTCTACAGGAAGAATCTCAGCAAAGATCTCTTCGCCAGAAATTAATTTTATTGATCCGTAAAATTCTTCTTCCATTAGTTCTTCAGTTTAATTTGGTTAAATTCATAATTAAAGTTTTCTTCGTTATATACTTTGATTCTTTCAATTAAGTGATTGAGAGTGTAGTTCTTTTTGGAATTGTGAGTGCAATCATCTGCAATATCATAAAGCATTGCTTTTGATTTGTTATTTCCTTTTCTTAGAACTCTTCCGATTGATTGTAGATTTCTGATTCTTGATTTACTTGGAGAAGCAAACACTACATTGTGTAAGTTTTTAATATTAATACCAGTTGAGAATGTTCCATATGATGCCACAATGATTGCATCTTCTTCTTTTTCAGTAACTTCTCTAACTAGTTCTCTCTCTTCGGCATCTACACCGCCATGGACATAGAATAGTTTCCTTTCGGATCCAATAGAATTATTTATTAGATCATAAATGACCTGTCCATGAGTCTCCACTCTACTGTATAAAATAAGAGTGTTACCTTTCAGAGATAAAGCAAGGTTCTTGATGAAATTATTTCTCTGTTCATGGGAGATTAGATATTGAATTTCATCCTCATACTTCTCAAACTTCTGTGGTGGATGCTTTAGTAAAAGAACTCTAATGTCCAGTTTGGAAAGGTGACCTTTATCAATAAGATCTTTAGTTTGTGTAATCTTATAACTTGGACCAAATAATCCTTCTAGAACCCACTTATGTGTTTGTGATCCATCGAGAGTTCCAGTAAATCCATATCTATATTTTGTATCTCTCAACTTGGTCATAATGCCAATGAGCGACTTGGATTTAAACTGGTGTGCTTCA